GGTTAAGCGACCTAGAGCAATTTCCCCCATTTCGTTTTTTTACCAATCTTGACGCATGAACATCCAAACCATTCCCCTCGCCGACCTCTCGCTCGACCCAAGCAACGTCCGCAAACACTCGCGCCGCAACCTCGACGCGATCAAGGCGTCGCTGCGCAAATTCGGGCAGCAGAAACCAATCGTCGTGGACGCAAAAGGCATCGTCCTCGCCGGCAACGGCACGCTGACCGCAGCGCAGGAACTCGGATGGACCGAAATCCAGATCGTGCGCACCGAACTGGCGGGCGTCGAGGCCACGGCGTTCGCCATCGCGGACAACCGGACGGCGGAACTGGCGGAGTGGGAGGAGGACAAGCTCGCTCAGGTGCTGCAATCGCTCAAGGTAGAGGACGCGGATTTACTCGCGGCGACCGGCTACGATGCGGCCGAGGTCGACAAGATGAGCAAGGCGGAAGTCACCGAGGACGAGGTGCCGGAGCCGCCAGCCGAACCGATTACGAAGGCGGGCGACTTGTGGATTCTTGGCGAGCATCGGGTGTTGTGCGGGGACTCGACGAAGACGGAGGACGTGGGGCGGCTGATGAACAGAGAAAAAGCGCAACTCATCCACGCCGATCCACCATACGGAATGGGCAAGGAAAAGGACGGCGTGCAGAACGACAACCTTTACGCGGACAAGCTGGACGCATTCCAAATGGCTTGGTGGCGAGCGTTTCGACCGCACGCCGAAGACAACGCCAGCGCATACATTTGGGGCAACGCCGAGGAATTGCGGCGGCTTTGGTATGTCGGCGGATTATCAAAATCCGAGCGGTTAACTTTTAGAAATGAAATTGTGTGGGATAAAAAAACTGCGGGTGCTGGAGGAATTTCGCACATGGGCGCAGAAGGATTTCGACAATATCCATGCTCAACCGAGCGATGTTTGTTTTTCATGTTAGGCGAGCAAGGCTTCAACACCAACGCCGACAACTACTGGGAAGGATGGGAGCCTATACGCAAATACCTAAACGAAGAAATGGAGAAGTGCGGAGGAACAAAGAACTGGAAGGCCGCACTCGGAAACCAAATGGGCGGTCACTACTTCACCAAATCGCAATGGAATTTTCCAACTGAAGAAGCCTACAAGAAACTTCAAGCATTCGGCAAGGGCGACGCATTCAAGCGGGAGCACGACGAACTCAAGCGGGAGCACGACGAACTCAAGCGGGAGCACGACGAACTCAAGCGGGAGTTCTACGGCACGCGCGCTTACTTCGACAACACTCACGACAATATGACCGACGTGTGGGAGTTTAATCGAGTGACCGGCGAAGAGCGACACGGGCACGCAACGCCGAAGCCGATTGAAATGATGGCGAGGGCGATCAAATCAAGCACGCAAGATGGCGGTCTTCTCGTTGAACCCTTCCTCGGATCAGGCTCCACTCTCATCGCCGCCGAGCAACTAGGCCGCAAGTGCTACGGCATGGAGATCAGCCCAGCCTACTGCGACGTCATCGTGCAGCGCTGGGAAAACCTCACCGGTAAAAAGGCCGTGCTCGAAAAGCCAACGACATGACCGAGCCCGAGCAATCACCGTCCGAAATCCTCGCGCGCCGCAACGTCCAGAACATCGCGGTAAAACTCAAGGCCGGCAAGACGCTGACGACCTCGGAGCGCAAGGCGCTGAACGATTTTCAGACCGGCCAGCTTGACGGCTGGGTGAAGGACCTGAGCACGCTCGCGAAGGAACTCGGCCTTTCCCGCCAAGCGATCTACGACGCGCGCAACCGATTCCCCGACGCACCGAAGAAGCACGAGGACGGACGCCGCGAGAACCTTGCCGCGTGGCAGCAGTTTTGCGCGGAGAACGTGATCGGGAAGGACGTGGCGACGAAGAACCTCGCCGAGCTCAAAGCCGAACTAATGCGCGAGCAAATCCGCCTCGCCCGCTCAAAGAACGAACGAGAAGCCGGTGACGTGATCGACCGCGAAGTCGTCGAGGCGATGCTCGTCACTCTGGGCCAGAAGCTCAACCTGCTCCTGCGCCTCAAGCTCGAAGTCGAGCTGGGGCCGCGCGGCGTGGGCATGAACGCGGCGGAGCTGAACGTCGAGGGCGGCGTCATCCTCGGCGAGATTCGCGAGGTGATCAACGCCAACATTGCGACATTCGAGGGCGAGGCGTTGGACAGGTCGAGGGAGTGAAATGACTGAAATTCACATAATTCCCTCAGAGGATCAAATCGAGCATCGCGCCGACTGCGAGTGCTGCACCGCATATCCAGACGGATTTGGGTTGTGGATACACCACAGCGCGGACAAGCGCGAGCAATATGAACGCGGGGGAAACCTCGGCAAAGGGTGGATCGTGGCGAAGAAGGACGAGCAAACAGGCAAACTCATACCCTTATGAGAAACGATGGTGAACCGATTGTTTGAAATAAGTGTTGCAAAGAATCAAACGGTGTGAATGCTCTGAAACATGACCTCAACCAAAGAAATCCCAGTCAAAGCTATCGTAATAAAAGAAACCACCCGCGAGCATGGAACGACTAAGCTCATGGGACAAACGCTCTACATCTGGAGTGCAACCCCAAACATGCCCTACAACGCGGGCCAAGTAGTGGTATCACGCCAGCCTTCGGGCAATGGCCTGTTCTGCTTTCCGCCTGACTGCCTCCGCATCGCATGACCGCCGGCGGCAAACGCACCGGCGCGATTGTTTGAAATAATGCTTGCAATCAATCAAAGCGCGTGAATGCTCTGACACATGAACCTCACCGATACCCTCATTCAAATCCAGTTCTTGCTCGGCCGCTCTTCTGCAATCAAGCTCGTTAAAAACGAAGGCAGTTACATCGTAGTGAAAAACGCTGAAGGCCGCTGGTTTACTGCTGACGTGACCAAAACCGGAAAGCTCAAGAAAAACTCGGTTCGTCTTCTTGCCGCATGACCGCCGGTGGCAAACGCAAAGGCGCAGGCCGCAAGCCGCTCGCGCCTGACCGGCGGGCCGTCGGCGTGACGCTGCGCGTCCGTCCGCAAGTCGCGGCGCGGTTTCGCGCTTGGTGCAAAGCTCGCGGCATGAGTCAGAGCGAAGCGTTTTCGACGTGGGTGCTCCACCTGATCGCGTGACCGCCTCCGACCTCCTCTGCGCCACCCTGCGTCTCCCGCAGCCCGACCGCTCGCCGATCTACGAGTGGGCCCGCAAGCACATCATTTTGCCCGAGTCCTACGCGACGTCAGGCCCCTTCAACGTGCGAATCTCGCCGTGGCTCATTCCTATCTTCGACGCGCTCCAAAACCCGCTCGTGCGCCGAGTGCATTTCCGCAAAGCCGTGCAAATCGGCGGCACGCTCGTGGCCGACATCTGGGTTCCGTGGCTCATCTGCAACGACGCGGGGCCGATCTCGTGGACGATGCAGACCGACGAAATGATCGACCGGCACGCGAAGTCGCGGCTCAATCCGATCTTCGAGGGCTGCAAGCCCGTCGCCGCGATGCTGCCGCGCGTCGGGCCGAACCGGACGACGACCGAGATTTATTTCGGCGGCTTCTTTTTCCTGCTCAATCCGGCGAACATTTCAAGCCAGCAATCGCAGTCAATAAGGTGGAAAATAAATGACGAGATATGGCTAAGTAAGTGGCAGGACGTGTATGGCCACGCCGTCGCCCGCGTCTCGCGCTTCGAGGAAGTCGGGCGCTCGAAGATTTACAACACGTCGCAGGCGCCGGTGATGGACCTCGAAACCGGCAACGTCGAGGACACATCCTTCCGCCAAGGGAACCAGCAGGAGTGGAGCACGGAATGTCCGTCGTGCCGCAAGGTGCATCCGATCGCGTTCGCGCTCGACAAAAACGAGGACACCGGCTTGCGGGGCGGCGTGGTCTGGGACGCCGCGGCAAAGCGCGACGACGAGACGTGGGACGTGCCGCGGGCGGTCGCCTCGTGCCGTTTCCGGTGCCCGCACTGCGGCCACGAATCGCCCGACACCGACACGACGCGCAACGGCTGGAAGCGTGCAGGTCGCTTCGTGCCGATGAACCCGACCGCGCCGGCGGAGATTCAGAGCTTCCGAGTCGAGGCCGTTGTCAGCCGGCCGATGCGGCTACTCGTCGAGGAGTTTTGCGAGGCGGACAATCACCACGTTCGGCAGGGCGATGACAAAATGAAGATTGAGTTTCGGACCAAGCGCGAGGCGAGGCCGTGGATTGTCGAGAAGAAGGTGGTGAACCTCTTCGTGACAAAGTCGGACTACACCGTCGCGCAGTTCTCGAACGGCGAAGGCATCGAAGGCGAGGTCATCCGGTTCATGGCCGTGGACCGTCAGCAAGATCACTGGTGGGTGGAGATCGGGGCGTTCTCCTCGGCGACGGGGCCGACCTACAAGCAGCTTTATTTCGGGCGCATCGAGACGCGGGACCAGCTTCGACAGATGCAATACCGCTACAAGGTGCAGGACGCGTGCGTGGCTCAAGATCGCGGATACCGACCCGCGGACGTGGACCGCGACTGCGCGGACTTCGGATGGCGGGGGATGCGCGGGCACGCGCGGAAGACGTGGACGATGCGCGACGATGCGAGCGACAAGCTCATCAACTTTCCTTTCTCCGAGCCGCGCGTGAGCGACTACCGAGGCGGGGATGTCTATTATTACGACTGGTCGGGCGACTACTTCAAGGACCTCTTGGCGAACGCGCTGGAGGCCAAGGGCGATCTCAAGTGGCTCCTACCGGCGGACGTGAACCCGCTCTACCTCGAACACCTCAAGGGCGAGTCGAAGGTTGAGATTCGCACCGGCGTTTGGGAGTGGCGCGAGGTCAAAAGCAACGCGCCGAATCACGGCTTGGACACCTCGGCGATGATGCTTTGCATGGCGACTATTGCGAACGTCGTGCGCTACACGCCGGTGAAGGAATGAGATTGACAGGAATATGCTTTGACGGAACGGTTGCCGGTGACACGCGAGATTTGAGGAGCCCGGTGGGTTGACGCCCCCGGACATCGAAACTCGGTGGGTTCCCGCCCGCCGAGTTTTTTTGTGCCTTAACGCGAGAGTTTGACGTTTCGGGCACAAGTATGCTCGACAACCCATTTCTCGGACTGGATAGCGCGACCCTGACGGCGCTCAAGACCAAGACAATTGACGCCATCCAAGCGGTGCTCCTCAACCAGAGTTACAGCCTGAACGGCAAAAGCGTGAGCCGCGCGGATCTCAACGCGCTCAATAATATGCTCGGCAACTTGCAGGACGCATTGACGGACGCTGCGGGCACGTCAACGGATACCACATTCGTGAGCTTCACGGGAAACTGAAATTATGGACAACGACATTTTCGACGCGTCAAAACTGATCGCCCAGAAACCGTGGCTCGACCGCGCGCTCGAAAACATTGCGCCGACATGGGCGCTGAAACGGCTGGAGGCTCGCGTCGCGAAATCACTTTTCGAATACAATGCGGCGCGGACGAATCGGCTGTATGCTCCGAAACAATACGCGCAGCCAGCGGAGTCATCGCAGAACCAGCGGGACCGCGTCGTGATGATGTATGAGGCTCAGGACTTG